TCTCATCTGACAGCATCCCTGGGTTAGGTGACGGAATGCGTATGGACACACCAGGAACAGGCAAGGCAGATTCCACCTTTGAGAAGTACGTCATCAACCGTATCAAAGAAACCGTGCCCGGAAACACGGTTAAATCTGGCCACAAAACAAAGATGCAAAGAGAGTGGTAATGGTTCAAATACCTGCATTGTTCCTACCTAAGAAATCGTCTGAGAAAAGAAAACCTCAGACCAAAGAACCACAAAAGCAACAAAAAAAGCCCAGTGGTCCTGGTAAAAAAGTTTCTGCACTACTAAAAGGGAGAGTTGATGGTTACAAAGAAAACAGCAGCCAGATATGCCGAGCAACAAGAAGAAGAGTGTGTTAATAAAACAAGACACCAACCGGTAACAAACAATTCACTCAGAATCAAATTAGATCATTTAAAAACATTTGAACCACTAACAGAGAACCAAAAACTATTTTTTGAAATGTATAAAGGTGGTGCCTACTTCATGGGACTATTTGGTAGTCCAGGTGTAGGCAAAACATTTTTGGCTCTGTACAAATCACTAGAAGAAGTTTTAGATAAAACCAATTCGTTCAAACAAGTTGTTGTTGTTCGAAGTCTAGTACAATTACGTGATGTTGGTTTCTTGCCAGGTTCACTGGATGAGAAACAAGAAATCTATGAGTTGCCATACAAAGAAATTTGTCATACATTATTTGGAAGACCTGATGCCTGGGATAGGTTGAAGGAACAAGGATATGTTAGATTCATTTCGACAACTGCAATTCGTGGTATCTCTATTGATGATGCCATTATTATTGTTGATGAGAACCAGAACTTAAATTGGTCTGAAGTCAACACAATTATTACACGTGTTGGCCATCGTTCAAAGATTATTTTCTCTGGCGACTTCAAACAAACTGACCTAATTAAGAATAATAAAGATCAGTCTGCATTCCATAGTTTCTTGGAAGTTGCGAGAAAGATGCCATCGTTTCAGGAGATTTATTTTACGCCTGATGATATTGTTAGAAGCAGTTTAGTTAAGCAATGGATTGTGGCTTGCGAAGAACTCGGTTATTAATAGAAAGATTTTGCTATGTTTAATTATTGCCCACCAATGAAGTTGCCTGAACTGAAGTCAGAAACATTTCCAAATGGTAAAAGATATTACGTCACACCAAGTGGATCAAAACTGCCTTCAGTCACCACTGTAGTCGGCGCACAGAAGAAAGAGGCCATCATGGCCTGGCGCCGTAGGGTTGGTGAAGAAACTGCAAATAAGATTTCTAAACAGGCAACTTCAAGGGGCACTAATGTTCATACGCTTTGCGAAAAGTATTTGAACAATGAGGCATTAGGTGAGATGATGCCTGATGCATTTCAAATGTTCAAGTCTCTTAAACCTCTATTGAATCGTATCAACAACATTCATTATCAAGAGGTTGCGCTGTGGTCTGAACAACTAGGATTGGCAGGTCGTGTTGACTGTATCGGTGAATTTGATGGCAAACTATCGGTAATTGATTTTAAAACTTCTAAAAAAGTTAAGAATCTAGAAGACATTGAAGATTACTTTTGGCAAACTACCGCATATGCACTGATGTATGAGGAACTGGTCGGTAAACCGATTGATGATCTTGTGATTATCATGGCCGTACAAGATGGTGAGCCAATTCTTTTCAAGCAGAAGACCTCGGATCATATCGTTGGTTTGGTGAAAGCCATTGATTATTACCGAAAAAACTCTTGACAACTAAATAAATTACCACTATAATAGTGGTTATGGTTGTATGAAGCAACTGGAAACGTGTTCTGGACGGCGGTTCGATTCCGCCCAGGTCCACCAAAAGAATTCTGAGTGTACCGTAATCGGTCTTGAACCGTGCGGTGAAGGTGTTAAGCAGTAACAAGTGAACCTGTAGCACTAGAGCGACACCTGCTCCTTAGACAGAATTCTTCTGATGGGCCTGACCAGGTTTCGACAGGGCAAAGAGTATAGAAGTGGACAACTCACCAGAGAAGGTGTAAAAACTAAATTAAGTAAACGCAAACGATGAAAAGTTCGCATTGGCAGCCTAAACGCTGACTAGGGTTTCGATAGGTTTCCTCGTAACAGAATAACCTATCACAACATTGAAAGGAAAACAATGAAAAGTAAACCAATACTTTTATCCATTGCTTTTTCTGCGACAATTCTGTTTTTGGGTATGATTAACGTTGATCTTCATCGTATACTGCCATTCAAAACATCTTATGAGCTTTTGTCTAAAGATGTTCAGAAACAAGTTACATGTCTCGCGGAAAATATCTACTTTGAGGCCGCACATGAGCCTCTAGACGGCAAAAAAGCCGTTGCGTTTGTGACGATTAATCGTTTGCAAACTGGAAATTATGCACACACTATCTGTGATGTTGTCTTTCAAAAGACTAATGGAACTTGCCAGTTCTCTTGGTACTGTGACGAATCCGTCCTTAGAAAACGCTTGACAATACGTGATACAAAACTGTATAATGAGATTCGTGAGTTGGCAATTCACATGGTTGTCAATTACGAACGTATGAAAGATGTTACGGATGGTGCAACATACTATCATGCGGATTATGTGAATCCTGGGTGGAAATTAAAGAAGGTCGACCAGATTGGTCGTCACATCTTTTATCGAAGCAACAAGGATAATATTGATAGAAATAAGGAGATTATATGACTGAAAAAGTGAGTAAAACTAACGAAATGATGACTGTTATTGTTTGTGTAACAATCATTGCATGTTCTCTTGTCATTGGTGGTTTCTTGTACAACATCAATGATCGCAATAACATGGCAAAGAATATCGATTCAGCAATTCAAAAGGGTGTCGATCCAATTTCCGTTAAGTGTTCATATGAAGTCAATTCATCATCTACGTGTATTGCATATGCAATGGCTCTGAAAAAGTAATCATGCCAACAAAGAATGAAATTAGTGATTTCAGTAACAAGATTATTGAAATGGTTGAATCTGATGGTTGTACCATTATGGATGCAATCGTCAGTGTATGTGAAAAAACTGGTATGGAAATTGATGTTGCTTCTACACTCATTTCAAACTCTCTTAAAAGCAAACTGAGAGAAGAGGCAGAATCGCTTAACATGCTGAAGAAGAGTGCTAAATTGCCACTATGATTCTAACGTATGAAGAGGGTTCTGGCTTCTCTGCCTTTGCCATATTCAATGCCATCAAACTTCATTTTACTTCTGATTCTTACGATTTTTTTAGGTATAACGGTAAGTCAAACGTTACTAAACAAAACTTCGCCAATCGAAAAGACAAGTATTCGTTCTATAAACTATCCAGAAAATATAGGAATGAAGACTTGATGAATTTCTATATTGCCAATTTCTTGGTCAAAGATGTGAACTGGATTGGTGATATAACAGGCGCAGAAGGTGAAGAGAATTACAAGATGTGGCAGAAAAGAAACCAGAGCTTGAATTATCGATTCAAAGAAGATATAATGTACCTCATGGGCAAAGTTTCTATCGGTTCTGACATGATTAAAGTGAAAGATGGTCAGTATCCTTTACTGTTGAATGAGACTATGCAAGGTGCGGTGACCATCGAAACTTTGTCCATACTAAATCACATGATGGGCTTTTTTGAAATGTGGAACAAAAAGATTTCTGATACAATTATTTGGCCCACCTGGAAAAGAAAGTGTGAGAAATACACACCATTCATTCATTACGATGAATCGAAATATAAAGAAACATTTAAAGAGGCAATCAAAGAATATGCCTAAATACTATTGACATGGTTTCTTTATCATGTTACAATCCGTTTTTGTTATGAATCGTGTGGATAATCCGTTAATAATCCGTTTAAAAAGGAAATACAATGAGCAATTTTGCTAATATGAAGAAATCGTCCGGCAATCTGGACAAACTCACTAAAGCCATTGAAGCACTCAACGCTTCTTCTGAAGGTAAGTCCGACAAAGATAATTTCTGGAAACCAGAAGTTGATAAGTCCGGCAACGGCATGGCAACCATTCGTTTTCTACCTGCACCAGCTGTTGATGGTGATGATGGTCTGCCTTGGGTCAAAATCTATTCTCATGGATTCCAAGGTCCTGGTGGTTGGCTGATTGATAACTGTCTAACGACAAAGAATCAACAGTGTCCCGTGTGTGAACACAACAGCCGTCTGTGGAATTCAGGCATCGAAGCGAACAAAGAAATCGTTCGTAAACAGAAACGCAAACTCAATTACATGGCAAACGTGTACATTGTTTCTGATCCAAAACATCCTGAGAATGAAGGTAAAGTGAAACTATATCGTTTCGGTGCAAAGATTTTCGAGAAGATCACCGAAGCAATGAACCCACAGTTTGAAGATGAGACCGCAATCAATCCTTTTGATCTGTGGAAAGGTGCTAACTTCAAGTTGAAGATCACCAAGGTTGCTGGTTATCAGAACTATGATAAGTCTGAATTCATGTCACCTTCTGCACTTCTTGATGATGATGAAGAACTCGAAAAGATTTGGAAATCTGAACACTCTCTTAACGAAATGATTTCAGATAAAGAATTCAAGTCTTATGATGAACTGAAGTCTCGTTTGGATAAAGTTCTTGGTGGTGCTGATGCGCCTGCAAAGACTACTGTTGAACAGATGCGTTCTGGTCCTAAGAAACCAGTTGTTGCTGATGATGCACCTTTTGAAGTGTCTGCTGATGATGATGAAATGTCTTACTTTTCCAAATTGGCAAACGAAGATTAAACTGAGAAAAAACTGATCCTTTCTTCACAGTTCGACCCCGCCTAGTGCGGGGTTTTTTGTTTATACGACCCTTGTATTGTCCATAATTAGTCGCATAAACGTTGAATCCACATTTCTAACAGCAATCGTATTCAAATCTGCTATTTTTTGTGGCATCTGTCGTTGTTGAGCATTGTTGACATTATTGACAACAGTTGGACCACTACTGGTTCTAGTTATTGGCAAATTGACATTCAGATTCTGACTAACTGCATCATTTAATCTAGAAGACAAACCTGTTCCAGGAACTGCTGCAGGCACTGCTGGTGCTGCTTGTGCTGGTGAAGCTGTCACACCAGGAGTTGTAGATGCTCCAGTCATGCGATTAAATTGACCCATTCGACCTGGCTGAGCCGGCGCAGATGCTGATG